GCCACCATTCTCCCGGATGGATTGGATGATAAGCGTGACCAGGTCGGCGAGTTCGTCCAACGTGACGGGCTGCACGCTCCCACTACTTTGAGGAGAGACTGTCGGCACGGCCCAGGCAGGATCAACGCTCAGCGCGGTAGACACCCCTGTCTGCAGCCCCGCCATCTGCCCGGTCACAAGGTCACGCACATCAGTCATCGCGGATTTCAGGCATCCCATGCTGCCTGTGATGCCTTCGGCAATGCCGGGGGTGATCCAACGCCCAACTTTGTCTCTCATAATGCGGGACGGACTGCCGATTTTGAACGCACTGGTAAATCCATCGACAATGCCGGAAACGAAGCTGCCGATCTGATCCTGCAACCATCCGGCTGCGGCTTTGATACCGTTCCACAGACCTTCCACGGCCTGCCTGCCGATATCAAGCAATTTGCCGGGCAGCTGCATAAGGCCGTTCACGACATTGTTGAGCAGTGTCTTGGCCGCTTCGGTGCCTTTCTTCCCCAGCTGAACAGCCCACTGGGCCACATTGGTCAAGGCCGTGGTCAGCCATTTCAGGGTATTCCCCGGCAGCTGGCAGAAGAATGCCACGACATTGGTAAGAAATGTGCTCGCCGCCTGTTTTGCCAGCGCCGGCAGCTGCACCGCCCAGCTTGCCAGCGTGCCTAGTGCCTGGCCCAGGAAATTGCCGACCATATAGGGGATCTGAGAGAAAAAGGCCGAAATATTGTCGGGCAGCTGCTGGATGAACGTCATGGCGTTCTGGATGCCGGTTGGCAGGGTTACCGTAAAGAAGTTCACGATCGCCTGGGCCGCATTACTCACGAAGTTGGTAATATTAGTTCCTAGGTCAATCCAAAACTGCTTGAACGGTTCGCAGGTGTTCCACAGGTAGATGAACCCTGCAACAAGTGCAGACAGGACACCAATTACCACCGTCACAGGCCCCCCAAGCGCAGCGATTACCCCGCCAAAGGCTGCACCCGCCGAGGTCGCACTGGTGATGGCCGTGACCACACTGGTAATGACAGACACAACGGGAGCCAAAAGAGCACCAAGCCCGGTCAACGTTTTGAACACACCAAGCCCTGCGCCAATGGATGCAAACGCGGTAACTAGCCCGTCCGCATGGTTTTGCACAAATGTGCCGATTTCCTGAAAAATGCTTTGCAGAACGGGTGCTGCCGCTTCCACCGCCGGGGCAATCTCCGATACGGCACTCTGAATTTTTCCAAGTGCTTCATCAACAAGGTTCAGAACGCTTTGAAGCAGCGGCAGCATAGAAGATAGCAGGCCGGACAGCGGAGCCATTGCCCCATACAGCGATGACCATAGCCCACCCAGCTTGCCGCTTATCGAAGTCCACAGGCCGCTCAAATCAGGGGAAATGCTTCCAAGTGCCTGCCCAATGGCCGCGCTGATCTGCGGACCGGCGCTGGTTATAAAAGTCCCAATGGCTGACGGCAACCCCTTGAGGATATTCCCAACCGCCGGGAACAGATTTCCGAACAGGAATGACGTTACCGTGTCTGCGAGACCGTTCAGGGCGGGCTGAATATCCTGCCCCAAGGTCAGCTCTGCAAGGACGTTGGAAAACGCCGCCTTCACGGACGCCATCGAACCCGAAATGGTCGTTGCCGCCTCCTTGGCTGTGGTTCCCGTTAAACCCAGGTTGTCCTGGATTACCTGGATGGCGTCGATGATGGAGTTGAATGGTACGTCCTTGACAGTGTCGGCCGTGACTTTAACGCTGTCTCCGAGCACGCCGCTGTCATTGATCAGCCGGGCCATTTCCGCTTGGGTGCCGCCGTAACCAAGCTTGAGGTTGTCCAGCATCGTGTAGTTGTCTTTGGCGAAACCCTGGTATGCGTACTGGATGGCGGACATATCGGTGCCCATCTTGTTGGCGTTGTCCGACATCTGGATAATAGCCTGGTTGGCGTACTTGGCCGCCGCGGCGGTATCTCCGCCCAGGCCCTGCAGCAGGGTAGCCGAAAAGCTCGTCACCTGTTCCATATAGTCGTTGGCGCTGACACCGGCTGTTTTATAGGCGGCGGCTGCGTATTGCTTGATGGTATCCGCACTGTCCTTAAACAGCGTTTCAACGCCGCCGATGCTCTGCTCAAGCGCAGCGCCCTCGGTGACGGCCTTGGAAATGGCAGCCCCGATACCGGCCGCAGCGATTACTTTTTTGAACGTACTGACAAGACGGCTGCCTAGGCTTTGCCCTGCGGATTCCCCAGTCTGCGCCGGGGCATCGCCCAGCGCTTCCTTGATTTTCCCGCTGATCCCCTTGGCGCTCGGGATGATCTGCACATACGCCTTGCCAAGTTCTGTACCCTCTGCCATGATCTCACTTTCCTTCATCAGCGGCCCGGATGGCCGCCCAAAATTCTTCCTCGCTGTTAAATGCCTGTACCGTGCTGCGCTTTTCTTTTCCGGTAAGCATCTCTGCAACGCTCTGGGGGCGGTGCCGGTTTTTCTGCCCGTCCTTGGTCTGCATCCAGACCAGCAGGCTCAACCGGTCCACCATGGCTGCCTGCATCAGCAGTGAGGCCGTCATTTTAGCCCCCGCCATCTTCATGCGGATGCGCGAAGTTTCCGGCAGGCCGGCCGCCAGGGTGGCAGCCAGCCGTACCGGAAGCGCACGCCAGTCAAAGATGTGGTAGGTTTCGGCAAAATCGCAGATCAGCGCATCCTCATCGGCATGGACCATCGCAGCGAGGATCAGGAGTTTTTTGCGCCGGTCCCGTCATTGGAAAGAATGTCATAAAACGCTTCCATCACAGCGTCGATCGGAACCTTCCCTTTGTCATTGCGCAGGTAGTCGTATAACTTTTCGCGCTGCTCTTCCCCCAGCAGCAGGCGCAGCGCCTTGCTAACTTTCAGCGGTTGGCCGTCCTCCGCTTCCGCCAGTGCATCCAGAAATTCCTGGTCTACATTCTCTTCTGCAATGGCATAGGCAAAGCCTCTTTTGGTTTTTCCCTCAATCATCACGATTCTCCTTTCGCCTTGATGTACTCGTAGTGCGTATTCCCGTCCGTGTCCGGCGTGGCGGTGATGGTGGTTTCATAGCCCACTGCATCCTCGTCAGAGTAGGTGATTTCGCCAACCTCGGTCACGGCGGCGGACGGGATGACAATGCGCTTGTGGGCGCCACCGCGCATGACCTGCTCAATGACCCACGCGGCGCTCTCCTGCGGGTCACTGTTCGCTTTCACGGTGATGCCGGTCTCCAGCGTGCCGGTCACGTTGTCATCGCCATAGACAGCTTTGAGTACATCGGGGTTCAGCGCTTCAATCAGAACAAAGGCGAAGGTATCGTCTTTCGAGCTCTGATAAGTGAGAACTGTATCCCCGCCCCACGCTTTGATGTTGTCGCTTTTCGGGCTGTTTGCGTTGGTCAGGCCATCCTCACCGCAGTAACCCAAGCAGACGAACTTTGCATTCAGCGCGGTGGTTGCATCGGTGGGCAGGGTAGTGCCTGCCGGGGCGCGGAAGATTGCACCGCCTTTTTGGGGCTTGCCGGTGGTAACATTGGATGCGTTTGCCATGTGAATCATCCTTTCTCAATAAAAAAACAGGTCGAAAACGGCCTGGTAACGGTAGTGTTTGGTTGTTGTATCGGTAAAATTGTAGTCGCTGTTCAGGCGGCAGGCGCTGACATCGTCAATGCCGGCCAGTTCATCCATCGCCGCCTTGACCCGTTCGTTCAGTTCGGCCGCTGCCAGCAAACTGCCAGCCCAGCTCTGCACGGCCAATGTGGCACGGTTGACCCGGTTGGTGCGGCTGCTGCCGGTTTTCTCCACCAGCACAAACGTGTTGGGCGGATTTTCCGGGATCTCCATGTACACCGGTACGGTAAGGGCGGTGCTCAGGTGATTTATTGCGATTTTCTCTATCATTTCAGCGCCTTCAAGATCGTGTTGTTTTTCAGGTTGTCCTGTTTGGCTTTGGCCGAAACCGCAGAAACACGGGCTACCACGCGGGTTGGCATGAGATAGTCGCCGGATGCGTAACCATTCCCGCACGCCTGCGCCGCTGCATCGGCTTTGCTTTTCAGGATTGCCTTCACCTCGTCCGAGCGCAGCAGAGCGCGAACACCGGAACGGTTCAGCTCGAATTTGTATTTACTCATACCGTTCCACCTTGACTTTCTTGTTCCAGCACAGCGGGATCAGGTTCTCAATGCCCTGCACCACATCCCCGTAGGTGCGGAATTTCTGGCCCCAGAATTCCACCGTCACGTTGTGCCAATCGTGTGTGTCTCCCTTGGGCAGGGCCAGCGTATAGGCCAGCCGCCTGCCGTAGAGCTGCAAATCGTTGACGATGTCCTCCGTGGCCGGTTCGCCCACCAGCACGTTGTGTACAGTGACTGGTGTTTCAGTGTAGATCGGCGCGTGGAAAGCGTCCTCGCCGGTCTTGGTCTTTTCGTACAGGATGATGTCGATACCCTTCAGCATAAGTCCTCCAGCGGGCTGTGTGCGCCCAGCCTGCTGCCCACGCCCAGCAGCTTCTTTTCCAGCTTGGAAAGGTACAGCTCTCCGACCGAGCCGCCGGACACCGTCCAGCTCTGCTGGTAGCCCAGCGCCGATGCGGACGCCTGGGTGGCGCCCATCGGGTACATGGCGGCGCCCTGCCCGCCGGGGCCCGCGTCCAGTTGGCGGCGCACCATGCGGCAGGATACCAGCTGTTTGCGCTCAAACGGGGCGTCCTGGCTGTATGCGTCGATGACAATGCCGGCTTCGGCCAGCAGGGCGCTGCAGAGCGTCTTTTCGTCATCGCTCAGCGTGCGGAACCCGGCTTCGACCTCTTCCACGGTTGCATAGACCATTGCCATCACCTCATTTCCTGGCGGCGGCTTTCTTCTTCGGGGCCGGGGCGGCGGTCTGCTTGGCGGTGGGCTCTTCGGCGGGCTCTTCGGCGGTCTGCTTGGCGGCGGGCTCTTCAGCGGGCTCTTCGGCGGGCTGCCTGGCGGGGGCGGCCGCCGGGGCATCTACGCGGGTATGCCCTGCCGCCAGATATTCAGCTTCCCGCTCCGGGGCAACGGCCATCAGGGTGCCGGTCAGGCGGTTCTTGAAT